TGGTGTTGCTCCGATATATGAAACAAAATTTCCACTTAAACTAATCGTCAAACTTTCAGTTATTGGCTCTGCACCTTGATAAATAATTAGATTATTTGCTGCAACAACAAAGTCTGGGTTAGTAGAAGCATTATAAGGAACAGTTGTAATGTTATTATATGTTCCAATCCTTGTACTTAATGTTAATGATCTGTTTGGACCAGCTGCGCCATCCCTTGACTCATCCAAAACTTCCTCCATTGTGCAACTCCAAGTTGCATTATAAAAGTCAACCTCTTTAAGATTGGATATATAAAATATTTTGTTAGGCAAGTCATCAACAAGTTTGATTGTGTTGATTAGTCCTATTGGTCTTGGGGTTGCGCCATCTAACCAAGTTAACCCATAAAAACTTGCATCTACTTTATCTCTGTCGTATCTATTATGAGACCAATAAGAAATTGCGTTTTGTTTCCTAAATGATTGCCTTTCTCCACTATATTTAAACCTATACCACTCAAAGTTTGTAGGAGTAGTCCCATCATTTTCAAATATCAATCCTTTGTAAGACTCTGATATAAAATCGCTTATATATAAATCGTAATTATTATTAAACTTAATATCATTTGTCTTAATAAATTTAGACTCAACCGCAGTTAAACCAACTTGGAAGCCGTCTAATCTATTGAGTATCTCAAACTCTAAATTCTTAAAATATCTTACTTGACCAGCAATTTTTGGAGAAGCTGGTGAACATAAAAATAATGTCAAAACACCACTATCAGGCAACGGGTCGGCTTCTATTTCAAATGTATTCCATTCGTCTGATAATACATTATCTGCTTTATCATAAGTTAAAATAGCAGCAGTCATAGTATTTACCCAAGCACCAGTGTTTGTAAGATAGTATGTTAAAGATGTTCCAATTAACCTAACAAAATAAGTATCTTGTAATGTAAAACCAGAAGATGTAGTAAAACTTTGTTCGTATTTTGTCTCTGCACTAATTCTTATCTTTTCACCAAAATTTACATCAATATCATCAGCTTTTAGAAAAAAGTTTTGTGGACCTACTAATGTATTATCTTGAGGAACTATAATATAATTATCAATAATAGGACCAACATTTGAACTATACACCTCATTTCTTACTGCACTTGTAGTTGTAACCAATACTGGTAATAATGGACTGCCAGAGTATAATCCCCAATTATTTATTTCATATTGCTTAAATGTAGGATAAGTTGCAAATAATGGTCCTCTTGCAAATGAACTATTTTTAATAACCTCCTCTAATCTTTCAAAATCAAATGTTACAATTGTCTCCTTTGGCTTACGATTGATAAACCTAAGCATTTGCGGAGCAATAGGTTTTACTTCACTATTTTCACCAACCTCAATATCAAATCTTTTATTTAATGCAGTTACACTACCTCCAATAGTTTGATAACCTCTTATATTTCCATTTGTATATAAATCCTCTATCCTATTTATTACCCACCTATTTTCGTACTGAAAAATCGTTTGATTAAATGATCTATTAATTTTTTCAAGAACAGTATAACAATCTTGATATTCTCTTGGAGAAAGTTCAAATGTTCTTGGGTCTAATTTTGATTCACTTAAAGATGTAGCTGGTAATGTTGTACTCATACTTGTATGGTACAAATTATTAAAAACACTATAATCCGTTAATGGCTTAGATGTTTTTTGTAAACAATATTCCATTAATTCCAATGGACTAACCATTGCCGTAATCTCATCACCATTATTTGTCAACTCTTTATCTTTCAAAGAGCCTATTGCTTCAGTAGCAGCTATTGTAAGAATGTGATTCTGATTTTCATAAACCTCTTGGAAATCATCTTGCAATACAAAACCACTCCAATATATACTATTATTAAATGAAAATATTACTTCAATGTCGGTATCTTGATCAGCTAAAAAATCATCTATACTAACTGATGAAGAGTTTGTTACTATGTTTATTTCAGCAAGTAAAGGTCTAATTGGTTTAAATAAATTATCATCAGTATTAAATTCTCTTAATACAAATGGTCTTGCACCCCCATCTAAGTAGTACACAATACCAGCAGTATAGCCTTCGTATTTAAAATCTACTTGACACAAATAGCCATCCTTGCTATAAAATTCTATTCTATATTTTAATGCTTTAGCCAATTCTATTTATTGTTGCGTTAGTTCTATTAATCGACCCCACCAAATCACTACCTCTCAAAGTTAAATTTACCGCACCAGCCATTTGCATTGGACCAGCTTGAACACCTCCAAAGTTTGCACTTCCAAATAAGCCACCAATTTTACCTAATCCACTAAGCGTTCCAGCTATTCCTTTTGCTGCCCCTAATTTACCTAAAGCTAATGTTCCGCCACCAGATAAAGCAGCAGCAATCAAATTAGCTATTCCACTTGCAAGTGCTTGTGCTAATATTCTTTTAAATGCATCTTTAGCTAATTGAACAAAACCATCAAATGATACTTTACCATTTGTTAGCAATTCATCAAAGAAATCCCTAAATGGTCTTGTTAAATTATTTTCAATAGAATCCTTTAAAGTATTAAATTGTTTTATTTGCTCTTGTAAACGACCAAATTCATTAGCACCAGACATTTGAGCATCTTTAAAACGCTGATAAATGCCTTCTATTTCAAATAAACCATTATAGTATTGTTGTAAGTTTTTTTGTGCTTCTGGACCAAAAGGCAACGATAGCCCCAATGTTCCAATTTCCTTTTCAACTTTTTTAGGTATTAAATCAAGTGCATTTAATTGCTCTCTACGATACCTAACCATTTCATCAACACCAGCATTATTTATACGAACTTGACCTTGGATGTATTTTTCAAATAAAGCTAAATTTGTAGTTATTATACCTTCACCTTGAGTCCCTTCTATTATTTCACCCAAACCAGGTATTTTACCTTTTCCGCCTATTGCACTTTCTCCCTCTTTTTTTAAACTTTTAAATCCATCAATTGCTTCTTCAAGACCATCTACAATAAATGTTCTTCTTTTGTATAATTCTTCTATTTGATCAGCATTTTCAGCTAATCTATTTGTAACTTTTTCTGTTGGGTCAACAAATAATTTTGTAGAAGTTCTTCTAAGGTTTTCAGCTTCTACTCCAGATGCTTTTAACTCTTCTCTTAAAATTTCTAATGGTGCAATTTGTGCATCAATAGCGTCTAATTGTTGTTGAAATGCCTTTACTCTTGCATTTGCAACCAAAGCACTTGTGTATTCGTCAGTAGCTTTTTTTATCTTATCTACATTCTCTGCTCCAGTAGTTAATTGCCCAAAATAACCTTTATCAATTTCTTTTAATTGATTAAGATATTTACCTCTTTCTCTTTCTGATAATGATAAATCAGTTGCTTTTTTAGCTAATATAGTCACCGTTTCTGCTAAACCAGATTGGCTCCTATCTGCAACGGCAGTAATTTCTGCGTTTGATTTTATTTGTTTATTGTAATCTTCATAAGACTTATTAAGCCTATCTAAAGTATTTTTTAGTGGGTCTATTTTACCAAATAAAGCATCTACCGCTGCACCAAAACTTCCATATTTTTGAACCGCAAATGTAACAGCTGCGGTTACTGCACTAAATGCTAAAAACAACCCAGCTGGTCCTACTAATGCAGTTCCTATTTGTCCTAATGCAGCCTTAACACCACCACTCTCTTGTTTTAATTGACCAAAAGATTGGATTAATGCTGGTAAATTGTTTTGTATTCCAATAAAACCAAAAGGTAAATCTTGCGCAACAAGAGAAAGACTCGTTAATGCAGTTCTTGCTCCCTTAGAAGAGTCTTGTACTTTAGCAAATCCAGTTTGAGCTGATTTACCTATTTGAGAAACTGACTGACCTAAAGAATCTATGTTGTTTCTTTGTGCAGTAAGTCTTTCTATTTCTTTAGTTAATCTTGCAATCTCTACTGCACTTGTCTTGGCATCAAGATTTATTTTCTTTTTATTGAGATCGGATATTCTTTTATCTAAACCAGCTATCGAATTTGCTGGTGCTTCAAATACTTCTGCAATAGCTTTGCCTAAAGAATTTATTTCGTTCTTTTTAGCAACTAATTTTTCTATTTGTTGTGTAAGATTTGCTATTTCTTGACTGCTTGTTGTTGCGTCAAGTGCAATTTTTCTTTTGTTTAATTCATCTATTTTTCGAGTTATTCCAGCAATAGAATTTTCTGGAAACTCAAATGCTTTTGAAAAATCTTTTACATCAGTATTTAAAGTCTTTAATGTTCTTTGTAATCCATTTAATTGTTCCTTTTGTTCGTTAGTAACAAAATTAAATGAAGTAGATGCTATCGTAGTTGATAGCTCTTTAAAGGCAGCTTTTACGTCATTAATAGAATTTTTAAACTGACTTGGGTCAGCTCCAATAGGTAATATTAATGCATTTATGTTTTCTGCCATTTTGTTAATCTATTAAAGACTTCTCTATACTCTTCATCAGTAGGCTTCTTAACCTCATCACCTGGTAATTCCCACAATGCCTCTGGTGTCTTTGGTGCAGTCTTAGGGTCTCCCATTAGACGCACCATTGTAAACATCAATAGTCTTGTCTGCTTATAGTTGTCCACCTTCTTCTCGTTATAACCTCTCAGCATAAGAGAAAAATGTCGTGGACTCATATCAAAGAAATCACGTGGAAGAAGTTGCAACTCACCGAATGCGTAAGCCTCTATTTCTTCCCACGTGAACTCTTTTTTTTTGTCTTATCTTCTACTTCTTCGGATGATACAACATTGCTTTTAATCATATCGCTTTCACCCCAAACCTTTATAATGTTCTTGAGTTCTTCTAAAAACTCTGATTTCATTATATTAGCTTCAACGTAATCTACTAAGTTTTCAAATGTCATTTCAGGCAAAACACCTTTTACAAGGCAGTTATTGTAGTATCCACTATAAACCAAGTGCGCTACTCCAATCTCATTTAGTTCGCCATTTTCAAAAGAGATGCCATCTTTAAACTTATCAGACAAATATCTGAACGAAGCCATCCCAAATTTAAGTCCGACCTTTTGGTCGTTAATAGTAATAGTAGTATAGTTCATAAGTTAAATTAAGCTACAACATCCAAAGCACCAGTTGATTGGATTGTTCCAGAGAAGTTTACAAATTCAGTAGTAGATTGATTCAAAGTAAGGTCAGTGATATAACCACTAAATGCGTGATAATAAGCAGTACCAACGCTTGAACCAGTTACGGTTGGATTTTGTACTCTTACTGCAACAATAGTTTTGTTAACCATTGCTGACAATAAATCTTCGTAAGATACTTGAGCAATACTTGGAGAAGTCTCGCAGATTGCATCAAAATCAAGATTCATTTGAGGCTCTGAAGGAGAAGTTAATACTCCACAGTTTGTTTGCTCAACTGTTGCATCCATTGTTGTGTTAACAGATGATGTACGTAAACATACGAGATTCTTATAAGATGTGCCACCAGCTACATCAATCTCAATGTTTTGTAAACTACCTAATACTTGTGCCATTGTTTTCTATTTTTGATTTACTAAATTGTTTATTGTTATAATTTTTCTTGCTACATAATTATCGCCATTTTGTAATGGCAAGTATCTTGAACTTGACCTACCAATAGGAAATACCTCAAAGTTAGTATCATCAAATCCATCTACCTGAGTGTCAGGTATAAGTATATTTAAAATTTGTGATGCAATATTATCCACAACTCCTAAATCATTTACTCTATATTGCTCACTAAAAATATCAACCACTACTTCTACGTTGTTTCCAAATGAATGGTTAGTATTTTCACTTGTCTCAGTTATGTTACCAATAACTACATAGTTTTGTGGTGTAGTATCAAATGGAGTTTGTCCGTACACTGGAACATCTTTGCCATTGTAAGACAAATTGCCATTTAAGGCATTGACATAAATCACTCTTACATTGTTACTACAATCAAGCATTTTTGCTTAGTATTGATTTTATTTTATTCTTTAGTTTAGGTATGTTTTTTGTCACAGTTGGGTAGAAAAATGGATTTGATGGTGTTGTGCCAGTTCCCGTTTTTTTAAACTTACTTGCAATACCGCTAAAATATTCATCGTTTCTACCTGGATAGTCACTTTTATAATATTTACCAGTTCCGAACTCTACATAAGCAGCATAAGGCGCATCAGCTCTAAGTTCATAAGAAAGTTTTGAAACTTCTTTTGTTTTTATAGAACTATACAATCTACCATCATCAACTGGAGCAGCAGCAAGTGCCTCTGATTCCATAGTTTTCATAGTATCTTTAAATGCGTTTTCAATCTTATCAAGTCTTTCAATAAATGCTTTCTCTATGCTATTCATAGATTTATTAAAAGCACTCATATCAACTTTGTTCTTCGCCACTATATAACTACTTTTTTATATTGATGATAGTTAAGACCATCCCAGAAAGGATATTGTGAAATAATCCCTTTAGGATCGGCATTCATCTTCTTACCTCTGTTCTCGTACATCCAAGCCACAAGGGTTAGAATGTCGTTCTCCAAATCAGCTGGGATGCTACCATAACCAGCTTGGTAAGTAATCTCATAAGTGCCAGCCATATAGAACCATAACTTATTACCAATCTTCTCGTAGTCCTCATTTATATCTAATGTGTCCCACATATTGATGCCAGTCTTGTATCTAACCAAGTCTATGCATCCAAGTGGTCCATAAGGCAAATCCACCATCCAAACTGCTGGTACTTCACCAGTTAGTTCAATATAACTCTTAATTGTCTTGTTGACAAGTGATAAAGAAGTTAATTTCTCAATATGCTTCCTTGCACTTGAAATAAGTTCATCAATCAAAGTATCGTCACTATTATAGGTAATCCTCATCCATTCTTTAGCTTGTGTACGGCTCACTGGCTCTACACTTGCGTCAGCGGTGACTATGATACTATCTATATAAATCGCCATACTTATCCGTTGTATTTATTAACTTCTTCTCTGAGCCATTGCTCAAACTCATCAAGTGCTTTTCTTGGGTCGTGTTCTCTTGCTCTTCCTTTTGCTTTTTTAGATGCTGCTGCATAGGCTTTGGCATCGTCAAGTTTCGCAATTTCTTTAACCCAGCTTTGAATGTCATTTCTATCCTTTATAAATATTCCAGCCTTCCCACAATTCTCTTTCAACCCTTCAGCTTCCGTGCAAATAACTGGTATGCCACAACTCATTGCCTCTGTCGCAGTTATGCCCCAACTCTCATATTTACTTGGCATAAGCAGTATTCGAGTCTTATTGTAAACGGAAAGTATATCAATGGTTTTGTCAATATAAGTTAAATTAGGCAAGTCTTTAATAATTTGTTCGTCATAAGACCCTTTAACACCTAAGAACTTCTTGTGAGGCATAGCCTTCGCAATCTCATAAAATATCTCACCACCTTTGTTTTCGTTAACATTAATAAGTGTAATATACTCATTATCAATGTTATCCACAACTAAGTCAAAATCACGATAATTGGTAGGTGGTGTGAGTATAAAGTTACTCCATTTGTAACCCAATTTGTCTTTTGCCCATAAAGAGTTATACACTATATGTTGAGAAGTATTTGCATTCTCAATCTCAGGATATTTATGAGTATTATGTATAAGATGAAATACTGGTTTTTTATACATTTGTGCAGCCCCTATTGTCCATCTTGTGTAATCTAAATGTGTAAAAACGCAGTTACTCCACCTAAATAAGTTCTCAATTACATTTTGATTAGGCGGAAATACATCCACACCATCATAGCAATAATTAGTTGTGATTTTAATATGATTAGCTTGGTGGAGTAAAACCCTTACATTATGCCCTTTGCTCTGTAAATGCTTAATAATTCGATGAGACATTACTTCAGCACCGCACGTATGACGAGGTAAGTATAAATGTATAGAAAAAAGTATATTCATATTAGTTTACTTGCACTTCCGTTAAAAATCTCTCTATAATCCGCATAATGTTCCCACAATGGTGATTGATGTGGCTTCTGCCAAGCAATCATAGGTGCTATAATATAGCTATTGCCTCTTGGGTGAACATTCTCCTTCAACCAATCATCAAACATCACTGATGTGTCTGTATAAGCCTCACAGATGGCTTTAGGGTTATTGAATATCACTGCGTGCGTAGTCCAACAACCAAAAGTCCTATATAAATTATCACTATATTTCTCTATTGGCGCTACAAGGTTTGCACCTAAATAGCAAATCTCCCAATCGGGAGGCAACTGCCTTAAAGCAGCAATAAAATGCTCATTCTCTTTTATCTCAACATCATCCTCAAAAAAATACAAAACATCATCAACCTCTTTGCAAATATTACTTATAGAGATGTTGTAAGATGTCTTTGGGTTTTGATGCTTTTCAGCATATACAACCTTTGCTTCTATTCCTAATTTATTAATCTCACTAATCGCACTATCAAGTGTTGGTGAGCCTTCGGTAGTAAGTAGTCTAACTTTCATAACTTTTGGTATTGAAAGTTTATTATTTCCATAGGTTTTTTATTAACTCCGTTTGTTCCATATAAATCATATAACTCAACAGTTGTAAGAAAAAACCCATATTCTTTATGAACCCACATTTTTGCAAATGGTGATTCTAAACCTTTCTTTTGTATTTGTAATTTATTATTAAAACTATGTTTAGTATTTTCTGATATAGTAACCCATTCTAAATTATCAATCCTATTATCAGTTTTTATTCCATTCTTGTGATTAACAACTTTATTTGGCATATCGCCAATAAATGATTGTATTATAAGTCTATGAATAGTTTGATTAATATTTTTATTCTCTTTGCTTAGGCTTACCCTTCTATATCCTTTTCTACTAATATGACCAACTAATTCACGTTTAGTTTTGGTTTTTCTTATTTTGCCAGTATTACTTACTTCATATTTATTTTCATAATTGAAGCAAGGTTTCCAAATTTCACTTACATTTGTCATATCTTTATTGTTTTGGTCAACATAAAGATATAAAAATAAGGGGATAAATTACTATCCCCTTTATTTTTTTTATAATATTTAGATTGCTCCAAATATCGCAGCCGAAGGCTGGAACTGCATAAGTTCGCAACGAGCTTCTGCTCTAAAAGTGATAAGGTTCTTGATGAAATCATCTTGATCGAACTCGGTAGAACGAACTGCAAGACCGCTTTGCTGAGCAATAGCGAACTTAGTAGTGTCCATAACGTAGATCTTAGATGCAGTAACCAAAGAGTGAGGGATAACTGGTACACCTACGATTCTTACGTTACCATTGTTGTCGATAACCATACCGCCAGGAAGTGAATAGTCACTTGGCTTAGTTTTCAACAATGATGCCCAACCAGCGTGTGTAGTCAAGGCAAGGTTTGGAGTCCAGTTAGCAGAACCCAACTGAGCAACGTAGTCGATGAACTTCTCAGCAGTGTTAGCACCAGAAGAAACACCAGCAGTTGCAGAAGATGCAATAGCGTTAAGATAATAAGTATCTTCAGCCTTTTGGAAATCTTCAATCAATGACTGCTGCAAGTATGCTTGCAAGAATGGCAAATCATCAATCATCTGACGAGATACTTTAGCGTAGCCAGCGATGAAAGACAACGCAGTGTTTACAACAGTTACATCGTAATCAACTTGTGCCTTACCAGAACCTTCTGTTTGCTTACCGAAAGAACCTTCACCTACTGGAGTGTTACCCCTTGGGAAAGATACAGAACCAGTTGATACTGGGATGATGTTGAACACACTTCTAAGGTGTGGGTTAACGAAGCTACGAAGAGCTGGGTTGTCAATGTAAGATACATAAGCATCACCAGTTAAGTTGCTTGATAACAACATTGTGCCAACTGCTTTCAAATCGATGTCAGCCGCAAAGCCTTTACCATTGTTACGAACTGCATCCTTGATTTCGTTGTAACCTTTCTCAATTGCAGCACCAATCTCAGCTTTGATGTTGTGGATATGCTCAGAGTAAGATTTTGCAACCTTTGTCTCAGCCTTTGCGCTCAACTTACCGAAAGCAGCTTTTGCTTCTTTCACTTCAGTCAATGCTTCTGCAAGAGTCTTGTTAGACTTCTCCATTTGCTCATTGATTTGCTCTACTTTAGAGTCAAATGCCTTAGAGGCTTTCTCGGTTACACTTGCAACCTCAGCCTTTTGTTCTGCCAGTTTTGATTCGAGGGCAGATTCGAATGCTTTTAAATCGCTCATTTTTTAGATTTTATTGATTATTGATATAAATGAACCCACTGGCAATTCCGCTGCTTTTTGCTGCTCCTCTGTCGCAATGACTGGAGAAGTGCTACTCATCATCTCAATCGCTTGTGCGAGTTGTTTTACTTTAATTAAACACAAATCGATTGTCTCATCAGTGACATCACTATCACGGATAAACTTCTCGAATGCTTTGATTTGATCCTTAACTTGTTCTACGTTACCCATATTTTTTAATCCCAATAGTGGTGTGTTCTCATTTGCACCCCAGGCCGTTAAACTTGAGCCTTCAAATAACATCACTTCGTATATCTCATTAGCATCTCCACTCTTTTGCTCTCTTAGTGTTCTAAAGCCAATAGAATGCTCACCAATGAGTCCACTCTCTACCATCTTAATAAAGTCCTTACCAAGTTGGTGTGTGCCAACCTTAGACTCGTAATAAAGTCCATAGCTATCTTCCTTTAGACTTAACAACTTACCCAAAGGTTTAGATGGGTCGTGGTTTAGTAAGTGCTTAATCCTTTGCTTACCATCTACACCCCAATCTTGGATAGAACGCTTAAACGCTCCTGGCATCATTATATCGCCATCGCTATCTACCATACCGAATGCAGAGAAGTAACCACTTACTATCCCACTTTTTGCATCAACATCTTTGACCTCAAGACCAAAAGACTTGTAATTGTATATCATATTTTTGCTCTTTGTATTATCGTTTTTAGATTCCTCTTCCTTCTTTCCCTCCTCTGCCAAATAAGCCCTATAAGCCGAGTTGGCATTGTCCCTCGAAGTGTAAATACATTCACCATCGCCTATTCTATATTTTCCGTTTGAACATTCGTAAACTGGCATATCATTTCATTATTAGTTGTCCGTTTGCATCTCGCCTCGGAATAAATCCTACTGCGCATCTGCAATTAATTGTAAATCCTTTTGGTGCAGTTGGGTCGCCTGGTGCATCCACCACAATAGGTCTCCCAACCTTATCCGCACTTATGAATGGCTCGTTGTATGCTACAATCTGCCCATCCATATTCCAATGGTCAAAGAAGTCTTTAGGTATGCGCCTTGTTCTCGCATCTCTTGTGCTTATCCAAATCTTATCAACTT